TGATATTATGATAGTTCTGTGAATATTCACCAACTCCTGCTCTTACAAATGCCTGTCCTATCTTATTTAAGAACCCTATATCAGATTTCACAGTTTGAAATAATTCATCATCCAAATTATCTTTTTGTTTAAATAATTTATTAACTAATGCCTTTTTAAATATAACACCAGTTTTAGAGTCATACTGTTTGAATTTTTCACTTAACACATACTTAACTTCTTCTTTAATCAATTTTCTTAATTTAATTTCTATTCTTTTGTTCATAATGTTTATCTATAAATTATTTTTATTTATAAATTAAAATCATCACAAATTATTGTACCATCGTTTTATTCTATGATACCATTTATTAAATATTGAATCACGTCTTTTTCTTAGTTCAATACAATCATCACAATTACAATATTCTTTTTGGTTTATATTTCCAAATCCAAGTGATAATTGCCTTAGTTCGTGTTTGTGTGCCGATGGGATTTTTCTTTCCATGTTATTTAGTTTATTAAATTTAATCATTAAATATTTTATCTATTATATCAAACAAATAAACCGATGAATTTTTCTTATCATCTTTAATACTACTCATTGCATCAATAAGACTATCAAAATATGCAATATCCACACCAATCAATTGTTCTTCAAGTACACTAACATCTGTCAAATCTAATAATGATGCTTGATAAACCATTTTAAGTATTTCACCTGCATTAATATTCCAACCACGCTTTAAGAACTTTTTCATTCTAATTATAGATGTAACTGGATATTTGCTACCTGTATAATATAATGTTTTTGATATTATTGATGTTTGTGCTTTTTCATTTAATTGTAAGCCTTTGTCAAATGTGAAATAATTTGTTGCATGAACAAAATCATAATTTGTATGTATTTGTTCGGCATCACCATGAAACCGACACACAATTTGAATGTCATCTGATAATGATATTGCATTTGGTGAAATATATGCTATTTCATATTTGCCATTATATTCAGCATCAGTTTTTTTAATCATTTCTAAACCATTTCCACTTTCCACGTAAAATTTTAATTGGTCTTTTTCTAAATTATTTACAATAATAGAATAACCATTTTCATCATATTCTAACTTATCTAAATATTCATCTTTTTTGTTACCGTCTAATATAATAACACTATCAATGTTTTTTGTGTAATACTTCATTAATCGTAATAAAACGGCTTTATCTTCGATGTAAATATCATAATCATTTACTTTCTCATTTAATTGCATAGATACTATGCACCCACCAGTTACAATTGCACTATGTAATGTGTCATTTGCCAATTGTTTATCGGTAATTGTTTTTGTCCATTCTTCAAGTTTTTTTGTTAGAATGATTTTAATTGTTTTTTTATTCATATTAAGTGTATTTTGAGAATTTATATTAAATTATAATTTAATGATTTTATTGTTTAGTCAAATAATGATATATTATTATTTTTTGCAACCAATACATTATTTTCATGTTTATTGATTTATCATACACACCATAATTGTGTGTACATAGTTGAATTAATAATTATGCAAATATATAAAGTTTTTGTTTAACTACAAAATATAATGACATATTTTTAATTAAATATTTATTTTAAAAATATTTGTATTTTTTGTTGCACAATTAAAATGAATATATTATAATTCAATCATAATCAATTTTAATAATTAAATAAATATAGAAATTATGATGTATTACAATGTAAAAACACAGTATCAATCAGATGATGATAATGGTAAATTGAAAAAGATTAATGAATTATATGTAATTCAAGCAATAAGTCCTACGGAGGCGGATGCCATTGCACATAAAGAATATGGTGATGGAGTACATGATTTTAAAGTAACTGGGATTATTGAAACGAAAATAATTGATATTTTCAAACAAAATTAAAGTTTTAGTTTTTAGTTAATAAAAAACCCATCAATATTGTTATGTCAATATGATGGGTTTTTCAATTATATTTTGATATATTATTTTTCAGTAGATTGCTTTATAATTATTAAGTCTAAATTATCATTTTGAATTTCATTTTGATTATTTAACATTGATGACAATAAATTTATATTTGGTAATATACCCACATAAACCCACACTGAGCCATAATGGTTGTTATCACCATAATCCAAAACTATATTTTCATTTTGTGTTAATGACACATCATCAATAGGATTGACCAATACAAAATCTTTATTATTTTTTAACAACCATGTTTTCCTATTATGTATTGTATCAGTATTATCCTCATAATCCCCATTAACATCAATCTTTATTATTTTTTCAATTGGTAATGTTTTATACTCTGATTCTTCTTTGCTAGTATCTTTAATTGATACTTTTTCTTTGTTGTCTTCAACAACCTCTTTAATTATTTTTCTTATGTATTCTTTTAATTTCATTTTATTGGTTTTAATAACTAATTACTTTTCCTAATATATCTTTGTCTAAATATTTAACTTCCCATATCATTGGGGTTTTACTATTATATATAACATTGTTTTTTGTTGCACTTTGTATGTCATAAACATTTGGTGAATATCCTTCATCTTCATCAAATAAATTATAAACATCAATTTTCATTACACTTTGCACACCCTTTAAATTTGCAAGTAATCTGAATATGTCTGCTTTTATGATTGGTTGGTTAATTTCCCATCTATCAATAGCAAAAAAATCTTTAAGTGCATTTGTACAATATAATAATACCTCATTTGCAGAATAATTGGGTAATACTGTTATTTCATAAATAACTTGTATATTTACAATATAAGCATCTCTAATATTTATGCTATCAGTTAACATTCGATACCTATCTAAATATGATTTAATATTATTTTTTATGGCTAAATTTGCATTTGTTAATCTTTTGTTTGCATCATATGTTAGTAAATACAAATTCATAGTTAATGGATTTGCTGAATTTTCTTGGTATGTTTGTAATGATAATTGTTCATCCTGCACTATATACGCTTTAGCAATGCTACCAAATTGCTGTGGCATTGAATAAGCACGCAATACATAATCAGTCATTGATACTGTTCTACCCTGTGATGCAAAATATGCCAAAGCATTATGTCTAATTTCTTCAATTGATTGGGTATCACGACCACCAGTAGCTGCATTTGGGTTATTCGTTGCAAGTGATGCTTTTATATCTCGTAACATTGTCGGGTCAAGATTTTCTGCTGATGATATATATGAAACATCAACAATATTTTTTAATACATTTGGAACTACATTTGATGATAACCCACCACCAACGGTATAAGTTACTGTTAATGTAGTATTACTTGGTGCTTCGCCATAAGCACTACTATACATAAAATTTGATACATCCCAATCATAATTTAATTTAGACACTCCAGTTGGAACTGTTAACCCAACATTATCTGGATTTGGTGTTATTTCTTCATCCGCTTCACTTACAACACCACTACCAAATTGCAGTACTACACTATAATCATCATTATATCTACGAACAAATCGCTTAGGTACAGTTGTCAATTTTAATAAATATGGTGTTTCTGATTTATATTGTGATAATTCTGGGTCATACTGTTCTACATTTTTTACTTGTTTGAAGATTGAATCCTGTGCCAAATAATCAACCTCTGTCCAATCATTACCATCCGAATCAATGACTGAATCAATGCTTATTATGTTAGTAGCACTTAATGTTAATTCTTTGTATTTTTCAGGGTCAGTTATTCCAAATGTTTGTGTTTGTTTAATTCCAGATTCTACTTGTATTGTTTTTTTTAATAAATAATAAGTTGGTTCATTATTATTCATTTGATAAATAGAAACATCCGTTGGATTAAATGAGTTAGTAAAACCAAAATCCAATTCTTCTGTTGTTCTAAATGTTATATTACTATCTTCTGTTGATGAAACAATCATACCAGGATTTATCCTTAAAGCATACTTATAATCTGGTCGCACTGACTCACCACTACCAATTGACGGAACAAGTTGAAATACTTCTATATTTGTTATAGATGGTGATGTTATTCTTGGTCTATAACCCAAACTTTGTGCTAATTGTAATACATTTTTATTTTCTTCCGCATACAATAACATCGTTTCTTTAATCTGAGTGTCTAAGTAAAATGATAATGTGTCACCAACAAATGATGCCATTTCTATAAACATCATACCTGGGTCATTAGGTGAAAAATCATTAAACGTATTTTGAAAATAAGTTTTTGTAAAATTTATAAGATTTGATTTGAACTGTGTGAAATCCCTACCCAAATATTTAATTTCTTTTTTGACTGTTGTGTTTATTGCCATTATATGTTATTTTTATTATAAATATAATTTTTTAATATTATTTTTGGTAGTTACAAAAATGTGTATCTTTGTAATGTGAAAAAACACAGTCAAATGTTAATTTGGGATTATTTTTGATGATTGTCGGATGTTTAATGCTTGTGATTTTAACATAAAAATAAAAGTAAATAGTTTTGTTTATTAAATAAATTGTTTTACATTTGTAGTATGAAGAAAAAGATAAAAATAATAAGATTTGCAGATAATGAAAATAATGTATTAAAAGGCAAGTATTATTTTTGCGAAGAGGTTGATATTTTTGCACTAACTGGTAGTGCAAAAAGTAGGAAAAATGAAACCGAAAATGTATTTTATATAAACGAAGATACGTTAGTTTGGGCGTGGAATGGGGAGGGATTTGGAACATACATTAATTATGGAACACCTAATGAAAAAATAATTGGTGGTGATATTAATTTTGCAAAGATTGAAACATCAAAACTACCCCCAAAGCAATGGATGATTTTAGTTCCTGTTTGGGTAGTTAAAATGAGAGTAAATATGATGCAAGATTTAAGCGTAGATGGATTTGCAGGTTATGAACATTCTGAAATCGTTGTAGCGTGATGGAAAAATAAAAGGAATCAGTGAATTTCAGTAACTGATAGAGGTGTGTAGCACGCCATTAGTTTCGACTATCAAACAATAAATTATATGTCATTAAATGACATTGTTTTTTGTAGCTATATAAAACAAATAATTACAAATAATTATAAACTATTAACATAACTATCTATAAATCACATACTTTGTTATAGGTAGTACATTACTTAAATTATGGAACGAGAAAAACTTATTAGTGACAAAAGAGGTGGATGTGTAGCAATTTACAAAGAGAGTAGAAAAGATGATACAAATGGGTGTCATTTTGAGGACAAACGTAATATTGCATACAGCAGTAAAGGTGCTAAATTCAATGGTAGATTCTGGGATATGGACGAAGAAACTCAAAATGTATTTGAAGATATGGTTAACGCTTACAATGAGAAATATTGCCTATAACGAATACGTGTTTGTTATGTTATTTTTAATCATTTAACCAAAATATAATCTTATGGAAAATCAAATATTATTTAGAGCAAAATCAGTTGAAAAAAACGAGTGGGTAACTGGATTCTACATAGAAGAACACAATACCCCAATAAACAAAGAAGACGGGAATGGCGATAGTGTTGAATGTGGTGCATATAGCAGTTATTATATTTTTAATCCAGATAACGAAAAAATATGGACGGAAGTAAAAAAAGAAACTGTTGGTCAATTATTTGCAGGAATGCCAGCGACTAATTCAGATAAACTCTTTCAAAAAGATATTATTCAGGTAGAAAACGAAAAATATCACATGGATATTTTTTTCGATTGGTATATTTCTTATTCCACAATCCAAGAAGAAATTATATTAATCGGTAATAGTATTGACAATCCCGACCTATTAACGGGTTGCAATTAGCTATAACGGCAACTGCTTTGAATATTAAAAACTTTTTTGTTTTTATTATTGCAAAGCAAATGTTATACGCTCTAGTTTTTAGATAGTTATAATTTAATTTTAAAACAATCAAAAGTAATATTTGTTTTATTAAATAATATTTCTTATCTTTGAGGTATCAAAAGCAATAAAGCTGAAATGTAAAATAAAATGGAAAAACTAAGCAATGAAGAAAGAATAAATGCTATGTTATTTATTCGCTTAGATGAAGGGGTTGAGAGAATCCGAGCATACACCATTTTCAATGAAGAAAATGATGAAGATTATGCGAAATGGCAGGAATTTTTAAATAAAAGAGGTGATATTGCACCTGTGGTTCCTGACGACGTTTGGTGCAATTACATTTATTTGTATGAGAAATATAAAAAGTTCTCAGAAAAATTAGATTTTAATATTAATGTAAAAAAAACGGTTCTCAAAATAAAAAAATTATTGAATGATTTTTTTGAGATATCGTATAAGTCGGAGCATCAGTGGTATTACATCTATGAAAACATAGAACGTAATACGACTTTTGCAAATTGCAAAAGCAACGCTTTTTATTCAGAAGATGAAAGGTTGTTTATTACAGATTAATTAAATTTAATATGTGCATTATGAATCATAGGCTAATTTTAAAAGCACTCGAACCATATTCGGGTGCTTTTCTTATTTTTGTTATTTGGGGCGAAATTGCACCCGAAAACATGAATAAGTATCGGGCGAAAATACATCGTAGATTAACTGGAAAAGTAAAAATTGAGCATTTGGAAATCGAAAAAATAAATTCTTTTTTTAAAGCTCAAAATTTAATTATAAGTGAGTATTTGCGTTGCGTATAACATTCGGCTTAGTGTATAGTCATTATACTAATAACGCTATAACTACATGATACTATACAACTTAATATGATTCGACAATTACGCAATAAAAGACAAAGTTTTATACCGAAAACCATATAAGACTAAGGATAAATTATGTAATTTCAAACATATCAATGGACGGGAAATGAATTATGAGTGCAAATATTAAAAAAATTTTACATGAAATTAATAATCTCATACAATTGGATATTGATTTTTTAAAAACAGAACTTGAATTTGCTGGGTTTAAGCTTATTCACCGAAAACAAGACAATCCAATAACGCCAAAGTTTGAGCATAACAGTAAAGTTTTTTCATTGCAAGTCAATTTTAAATTTAAAGATTGGAGGTTATCGAAAGGTATGTGGAGTGCTTTTAATGGAGATTTAGCAAGCATTGAAATAGGGAAAGCAGCGAATGATGACATTTTGTTTATTAAGTCACAATGTAGTTTACATTACTCATAATGGCGACTGCATTGATTTGGAAATTTTTATTCTTTGATAAAATTAAAACATAGACTAAAACGCATATAATGCTACATTTTTTTCAACAAAATGTATTATCCTTATATTTATTATAAAAAACATGATAAAGTCTATAACACCATTAAAGGATGCTACTATATATGAACAGTACAATAATCGAAATACTGGTATGGATAGTATCATTGAATTGAACCATGATACTACATATAATACAACTAGTAGATTTTTATTAAAGTTTAATACTGATGAAATACGTAACATAACCAATAACAAGCAAAATGTACGTTATGTGTTAAAACTATATACCGCAGAACAATACGAATTACCAACCAGTTTTAATGTTAATATATATCCATTATCTCAAGCATGGGACATGGGAATAGGTAAATTCCATGATACACACGAAACAACAACTGGTGTTAGTTGGGATGATAGTGGACAGACGGATTGGATAAATAGTGGCACAACACACCACACAGAATACTCATTTAATAGTGGTGGTGGGAGTTGGAATACTAACCATGTTTCTACTTGTAATTTTAATTATAACACAACAGAGGCTGAATTTGACGTTACTAACATAGCCAATGAATGGTTAAGTGGTAGTATAGATAATCATGGAGTAATTATTAAATTGGAAAATGAATATGATTTAGGTTATCCATTAGAATTAAAATATTTTAGCACTGAATCACATACTATATACCAACCAAAATTATTTATAAGTTATGATGATTTTAATTATGATAGTGGTAGTATAGAACAAGTCAATAGTAAAGACATAACTATATCAATTAAAAATTTAAGAAATAATTACAAACAAACTGACATAACGAAAATGAACTTACATGTTAGAGAACGATATGTACAGCGAACTTATAACTTAAATAATGAATATTTACTAAATTACCACTTACCAATTAAATCATACTATTCGATTATAGATGGTAGTTCAGAAACAATAATAATACCATTTAGTGATTATACGCAAATAAGCTTAAATAAAACGGATATAAATCATTTCATATTAGACATGAATAATTTTTATCCTGAAAGACATTATAAGATAATATTTAAGGTTATATGGGATGATTTTGAAGAGAATATATATGATAATAATTTTTACTTTAAAATAGAACGATAAGACGTAAACCAAAAAGACAATACAAATTAATGTAATGTCTTTTTTTATTTAAAAAAATAATGCTTTGTGTTTGTTTTAAAGTTTTTCTTAACCATAATAGTTTTAATAATAAACACAACCTCACTATCATTTTTCCCATGTTTAAGAATACCAACTACATTTAAGTTGGTGTTTTTATTTGTAATTACAAAATCATCATTTATATCAATTCTATCTTGGATTAGTTCATTAGTTAATTTTGGAATTGCACTATCAATTAATTTGATAATATCTTTATCTTTAATAATAAAATCACTATGTCTATATTTCCTATCACTTGCATGTTTAGTAAGGTTTAAATCGTAAGTGATGTTTATTGGTTTTGTAATAGTGGCAAGACTTTCCTTTACTAGATTATCAATGTATTGTTTTAATTTCATGTTTTTTATTAATAAATATAAAAATTATATTTATTAATAAAGTATATAATATGAACAAAGAAATCATACGAAAAAACATTGTATCAAATCAATGGGAGCATTACATACCAGAAACCAATTATAGTAAATCATATTGGGCACAAGGTGTTATTGCAAATAAAAATTTAAAAATAACAAATACACCTAATCAATTACCGATTTATAAAGATGATGTTTTACTAAGTTATGGTTCAGTATTATATACAAATGAGCAATTTGAACTTAGTTATATAAAAAAAACACAAAAACAAGATTTTATTGAATTAAACGTTACAACATTAGCAAAATGAATAAATTAGAAATACACATATACGATAATAACTTATCATTATTAGATAGTGATTATAATGTTAGCGATTGGAATGTTACTTTCATTACAAACGTAAGTGAAACAGTATCAATAAATCAACCAGTATTAAACTTTAACATTCATAATTACCTTAGAAACAATGGATATTCAGTTGGTCAATATATAATTGATTTTAGAATTTATGATTATATTGCAGGAAATATAAATTATGGTGATGTGTTGATAACTACAATTTCAGATAGTAGAACTGAACTAATATTAAAAATTAGTGATGATATTTTAAATGATGATTTTACAACTGAAATAATTATAGAATTGTTTGACTCCAATATTAATAATATTCTTAATTTGGGTGATGCAGATACATATAATATAGTAAACTGGCGATATGTATCCGATACTGAAATTCAGATTAAAATAGATAAACCATTAGATGATTTAGTCATAATTGATACTAATTCAATCATTGGTAGTGTTCGATATAATGATTTAAAACAGCCAATTCAATTAATAGACTCAAACAAACAATATAATGTTAATATATTATCTACTCCTAATTTTGATATAAAGGTCAATTCAACCTCAAAGAATGATACTAAGTATGAAAATTGGAATGATTTACTTTCCGATGAAACTGAAATAAAGAATTTATTAACCAACCAATATTTCAATTTTTATGAAGATGCGGCTAAGTTAAATATTGATTATACTGATTACACTGAATTTGTTTTTTATTCAAGTGCAGAAAATCGTTTAATTAATTTTAGGTATAAATTACACGCAATACAAAACATTGAATCAAATATTTCTAACATTGATATTGATAGTTTTATTGAAAAATATAATACTGAAATAGAAGAAATAAGAAATAGTTTTGATGGATATGAATATTTTTTGTATTATAATGATGGTGATTACGCATGGCCAAAAGATACAAACAATAAACCACTATTAGTTTCAGATGAAACTAGTATTATATGGTTTAATACACGTCAAGATTTTGCTCAAAATTATGATTTACAGAATTTAAACACATTAACAAATTTGATTCCATCATATATAATGAATGATGAATTTAATTCACAGTTTATAGTGTTTGTAAATATGATAGCACAGCACTTTGATATTTTGTGGTTATATACTAAACATATCCTAAAACTACACGATAAAAATGAAAATATAAATAAGGGAATTAGTAAGGATTTAATATATCAATTATTAAGTTCGTATGGTTGGAATCCTCAAAATGATAATCAATTTGATGATTTGTGGAGTTATGCAATTGGTAAAGACGTTGAAACGGAAACCGATGATACTATATATATTAAACCAATTAATGAAAATATTAGTACATCTGATATAAACATTGAAGTGTGGAAACGAATATTAAATAATTTACCATATCTATTAAAAACAAAAGGCACAAAAGAGGGTGTAAGAGCATTAATAAATTGTTATGGTGTAAGACGAACTGAATTATATATTAATGAATATGGTGGCCCAAATACAATCAATGAACCATCTGTAAATGTTATTGATAAATTTAACTATGCAATAAAGTTAAATCAATTAACTAAAATAATAGTACCTTACTTTGAATTAAACACAATACAATTTAGATTTAAGTTAACAGATTTATCAGATCAAACAATATTCCAACGTGATGATGGTGTTATAACACTCAAGTTTAATCATATCAATGATGAGTATGGTGTTGTAAATTATAACGTTGATTCATATAGTTATACATCAGAGTTAATACCATTTTTCAATGAGAATTGGTGGTCTTTTATGCTTAAAAAAACAGACACAAATGACTTCCAATTTATAACAAAGCAAACACATTTTAATAAAATAACACATGAGTATTCAGGTTCATTGTTTATATCTGGTAGCAACTTAATCGAAGTGAATGATACTGACCATGATTATTATATTGGGTTTAATGGTTTTCTTCAAGAATTTAGGTATTGGAATACATCATTAGATGAAATAGCATTTAATAATCACGTTACATCACCAACATCTTATAATGGAAATACACCACAATCACCTTATTCTGATTTAATATATAGATTACCATTGGGTTCTAATACAGCAAGATATAATCATAACATAACTACCATCCTAACATCACAACACCCATCTGCAAG